CCAGAAAACATGGAAGATGCACAGATGCTTATGAATGGNCATGTACGTATGGCTATAGATAATTTAGCATTGGCCGGTAACTTAGTATTTGACGTAGATGAAACGTCTCTTGTACCCGGACAAAACTATGACATCTTTCCCGGTAAAGTATTTAGAAGACAATCAGGAGTTACCGGGACTGCTATAAACGGTATAAAGTTTCCTAGTACAGCTGGTGAAAATATACAAATGTACGATAAAGCAAGGCAACTTGCTGATGAAGAAACGGGTATACCAAGCATTATGCACGGACAAACAGGAGTAACTGGCACTGGAAGAACAGCTTCTGGTTTATCTATGTTGCTTGGCTCTTCTGGACTATCTATAAAAACAGTCATTAAAAACATAGATGATTATTTGCTTAAACCTATGGGAGAATCTTTCTTTCAATGGAACATGCAATTTAATGATAGCAATCCAGAAATAATTGGTGACCTTGAAATTAAACCAAAAGGTGCTGCTTCTGTAATGCAAAAAGAAGTACGTTCACAAAGATTAACTATGTTGCTACAAACTGTAGCTAACCCTATGCTTGCACCATTTATTAAAATACCAAATTTAATAAAGGAACTAGCGATATCTCAAGATATAGATCCTGATAGTTTAGTAAATGATGTAAATGAAGCACAGATATATGCTGAAATACTCAAAGGATTACAAAATGCCCAACAACCTGAAGGACCCGAAGGACCCGCTCAAGGGTCTAGCCCCGCTGCTGGGGCAGGACAAGATGGAATGGGAGGTGTTGGAGGAATACCTCAAAACCCTCCACAAACAGACCCTAATGGCACTGGTGGTGGCACCATCGGAACTGGAGGTGTACCGTCTGCAGGGGAAAGCGGGTTTACTGGAAATACTCCTCAAACTCAAGGATAATTTTAAGGAAATGAAAAAGAATGGCACTTGATGTAGAACAAGGTAACATACCTAAATTTGACAGTAAACCAACTGGTTTTTTAGCAGATGATTTAACAGGTCAAACAATTAGGGGTGGTAGTGATTTATTTGATCAACAAACCAGATTATCACAAATAGCTAATTTAAATGTTGTTCCAGAAACTTCTGTAGATAAAGAAAGCTACACCTACAAAAATGATCCAAAAAATATAGATGTAGAAGGTGGTACTAAAGAAGCTATAACAGCAGAAGGTGACATAACTCTTTTACCAAAAGATAAAGAAAGAAAAAAACTTCAATCTCTTGCTGGAGAACTAGAGCTTCCAGAAACATCTGTAGTACCGTTTAGCGATACTACAGTGCCATTAGCAGAACCTAGCTATGGTGGCACAGGTATAGCGAGTGCAATAATTAAAAGTATAGATGATGCTGATTATGTTCCTGATGAATATGAAGCTACAGGACAAGTTCCTATGGAATTTGCTTCTGTTTCAGACATTGCTAAAGATGCAGGACAACAAGCTGCAAAAGGTGCTGCACAAGAAGTAGGAATAAACTACGCTGAAAAATTTATGGACTATGAAGTACAAAGAAAAATAGCATCAACAATGCCTTATGTAGGAGGCCAAGCTGTACAAAATATATCTAGAGGAACTGGATTACCTTTTACAATGGCTGAAAAAGCTAATTTTTTAAGCACAGGAAAATTACCTAGCGATGCGGTAGTAGTTACACAGACAGGAATACTTCCTGCTCCGGGAACTCCTGCAGCTGGCATACCCGTTGCTGATCCGGGATTTTTTCAGAAAAATTTTGGGGGTGTAGATTTTGGTAAACTTGCAGGAAGAGTAGCCTCAGCATACAGTTTATACCAAGGTGTTAAAGGTGGTATTCCAGAACGGGATCAAGACAAGATAGCAGTAGGTTTAGATGCAGCAGCATTATACTCAGGAAATCCAGCAGTTATAGGTGCAGCAGCCTTTTGGAAAGCAGCAACTTTTTTTGGGGATTGGTTTATGCATGGCAGACACGGTAAACCAAAATATGCAAAAGGGGGAGCAGATTTAAAATCTGAAAAAGGTAAGTTAATGACCACAGCAGGTTATGGATACAATAACTATAAACTAGGGGCTGGACAAGCGGGAGCAGCATCTGCTGCAGATTTTGTAAATTCTTATGTAAAATATTTTGGACTTAATTTTAATTCAAAAAAATGGAATCAGTACGTAGCAAAAGATTCTCGTATGGGAAGATATGATACAGAGAACATGAGTGGATTTCGTGATCCTACAGTGTTAATTAGGAAAGCTTTAGAATCAAAAGGGGTTATAACAGGAAATCCTAGTGTAAATGGTGTTCCAGTTTCTAACCAAGATGATTATATGGCAAAAATGAAAGAATTTAATAAGTACTATAAAAAAACTGCAGCGGATCGTGGGGGATTGGTTGATGCTAAATCTGCGGGTATAAATCAACCATTATCACGAGATAATGTCCCTAATAAAATTTATGAAAAAGTTGGCAGCAACACACCAGATCCAAATCGCCCTGAACGGGACTATCATGGAAGGCCAATATATTATGTTACTTCTATGCAAGAAAAAGAAACTGTAGAAAATCCTTATGATATATTATATTACAATCTAACAGGCCAATTTAACAGAGGCCACGGAGGAACAGGATATTAACATGTTAAATTTTTTAGGACCAATCATAAGTTTAGTTAGTGCACCTGTAAAGTCATACATGGAAGAACGCACAACTAAAATTAAATCAAAAGCAAAAATAGCAGAAGCAAAAGTAGATGCAGAAATAAAACGCATTGAAAAAACAGCAGACTCAGAAATAAATTACGATGTAGAGGCATTGAAACAACAACAGTATAGCTACAAAGATGAGTTTGCATTGCTTGTAATAACTATGCCATTTATTGGCTCTTTCCTTCCTTGGACACAAGAATATGTCATGCTTGGGTGGGATTATGTATCTAGAGCACCAGAGTGGTACAGCTACACATTTATCGGTGCAATATCTGCATCGCTTGGTATTCGTTGGGCTACTAAAATGTTAGGTAAGAAATGATAGTGGATGGATTCCGTAAGTCTGAACTGGTAGATTCACTGATAGACCACGAAGGTCTGGTACTCCATCAGTATGTAGACAGCGAAGGTTATGCAACAATTGGCATAGGCAGATTGATTGACCCAGAAAAAGGTGGCAAAATTACAAAAGACGAAGCTATCTATTTACTACACAACGACATAGACGAATGTTCTGCAAGTTTAGACAACAGCCTATCTTGGTGGAGATCTAAACCAGCTAAAATACAAATGGCGTTGATGCACATGAGATTTCAGTTAGGTATGACTGGCGTTCTTAAATTTAAAAAAACTTTAGCGTTAATACAAGAGAGTCGTTATAAAGAGGCTGCTGTAGAGGCAAGAGATTCTCGGTGGGCAAAACAAACAGCTAGACGAGCTAAATATGTAACGGGGTTAATAGAAGATGCTTAACATTGAAGAATTAGATCACGAATTTATAACTGAAGGTAGTCCAGATGCAGAGGGAGAACGTGCTGTTGGGATGGCACAACAAAATTTAAGTGAAGAAGAAATACAAAGAATGTTAGAATTGATTCCTGCCGTAAAAGAATATCAATTATATATGATTAAAGCAGAAACCGGTGAATTTCCTGAAGGTGCTGAGGAATTTATCGCCTCAGAAGGCCAAGGAATGCCCGTTGAACAAGGTTTGGATGTAGAGGCACCTCAAGAAAATCAAAGTGAAGTAGAGGCACCTCCTAGGCTTGTAGAAGAGGAAGTGCCTGAAAATCAAGTAGAAATGGCTGAAAATGTTCAACCAGAAGCACCAAACCAAGAAGTTGTACCACAAATGCGTTTAGGAGATGTTGTTCCTGAACAATCTGCACCAGCACCGGTAGGAAGTCCAGAAGAACCTTCAGGCATAATAGCAGAACCACGAGCTGATAACTCTGGTGTAGCTGATGATATATCAAAAACTGTAGATGAAGGTGATTTTATTATTAACAAAGCTGCTGTAGAAGAAGCGGGTGTTGCTGACGTTGTAAAAATGATTGAAGATGCTGAAGAAAAGAAGAAAGAACTGTCTGCAAAAGGTGTTATAGAATCAGGTAATGTTATGGACTAAACCACANAGTAATGAAAANGTAGAAATTAGAATATCTAACGGTGAAGTGCGAATAANAAAAGATTTAGTAGATATTATAGGTTTAGACAGATTAACAAAAATAAACAACCGGGGTTTANCAAAAACAGAAGAAAAACTTGAAGAACAGAAAGTTGCTAAACAAGGCACACCTACTCCAGAAAGATCTGTAGGAGAAGGNGCATTACGACCAGAAGTATTACAAGGAAATAAAGGTGGTCTAATACAAAAAAAGAATTTGAAAGGTCAAATGTCTGACCTAACATAAAAGTTTTAACCTCCGGGTTAAATATAGCGTAGGCTACCCGTTTCTTCAACGGCCCCTACATACAACAACCGAAGTGGCTACCCTAAAGAAGGCCCCACATGAAGGAAAACAAAAATGGCGAAAGAACTGAAGACTACAAATAAGCCCGACTCTGCAATCAAAGACGATAGTAGAGAATCTATGTTTAGAGGTGCTTATAAAGACGATGTATATGAAGATGATATAGAAACTCCAGAAGAAGTTGGCACCGTAGAGGCTACCCAACAAGACTCTGAAGGTTTTATGGATGCAAACACTGCAAGTGCTGTTCCTAACAATGAAGAGGTACAAACAGAAAAACAAGAGCATGATTATAAGAAAAGATATGACGATCTAAAGAAATACTACGATCAGCAACTAAATGAATGGAAGCAAGAAAAAGTAACTCTTGCTGCCCAAGCTAATGTAGCTGAAAAAGTACAACAAGAACAAGAGTATGCTCCTCCTAAAACTAAGGAAGAACTGGCTCAATTTAGGGAAAAATATCCAGATGTATATCAAGTTGTTGAAACTATCTCTCACGAAATGGCTGACCAAAAAACTGCTGATCTTAAAGCTAAAATTAACGAGCTTACTGAAAAAGAACAGAAGTTAATTGTACAGTCTGCATTTAAGCAGCTAAATTCAGCCCACCCTGATTTTAATGAAATCAAGGCTACTCCTGAATTTTTAGCATGGCTTGAGGAACAACCTGCCACTATAGCGGATGGTATTCGTAAAAACAATACTGATGCTAAATGGGCAATTCGCACTGTTGACTTATACAAAGCGGATGTGGGTATTTCGTCAAACAAAACTAGAGCGGTCTCAAATCGTAAATTGGATGCAGCTCAGGCGGTATTAAAAACTAAAACTAATCCTGCGAGGTCAGCCTCCGGGAATAAAAAAGTTTGGAATATGTCTGAAATTCAAAATATGAAACCTTGGGACTTTGAGAAATATGAAGCTGAGATTGATGCTGCCATGCAAGATGGTAGAGTCAACCACTCAGCATAACTTTAAGGATAACTTAATATGGCTACAATGGGATCAGCAGCTGGTTACCAGAATTTACCTTCTGGAAATTGGGCACCTGCTATTTACAGTCAAAAAGTTCTTAAATATTTCCGTAGGGCATCGGTTGCTGAAGCAATTACAAATACTGATTATACCGGAGAAATTGAGAATTACGGTGATACTGTAAACATACTAAAAGAACCAACAGTTACTGTGGCTTCTTATGGTCGTGGACAAACTATAAACACACAAACACTTGCAGATGATCAAATCACACTAACAGTGGATCAAGGCAATTACTTTGCGTTTAAAGTTGACGATATAGAAGAAAGACAAGCTCACGTAAACTGGGAAGCTCTTGCAACATCTTCAGGTGCATATGCTCTGAAGAAATCATACGACTTCAACGTACTAAACGCAATTAACGATGGTGCTGCTACTATAGATGGCACATTGGGTGTTGCAGGTACTGCTATATCTGGTAATACAGGTAACGAAATAGCAAACTACCTTAGTACAGCAGCTCGTGTATTAGACGACAATGACGTTCCGGGTGAAAACCGTTGGCTTTGTGCCAGTCCTCAGTTCTTTGAAATATTAAGACAGGCTGACTCAAAAGTTATGGATGCTTCTGTAACAGGAGGCCCATCCAACTTATTCAACGGTCAAGTAACAGATAGAAAGATACATGGTTTTACTCTGTATCAAACTAATGTTATGGTTGTTGGATCTACAGGATCAGATGCAGCAAATACATTTGGACCTTCAGGAACATCAGGTGAATGTGATGTCTTGTTTGGACATATGTCTGCAGTAGCTACTGCTTCACATATTGCTAAAACAGAAGTAATACGTGATCCAGATAGTTTCTCTGACATAGTTCGTGGTTTACACGTATTTGGTCGTAAAGTACTTCGTGGCTCAGGTGATGGCTACAAAGGTGTATTCACTGGTGTAGTGGATTTAAATACATAAATTAGAAAGGATTAATATAAAATGGGTACATTAAATGTAACCGGTGCCGGTGGCACAACAGGTCATCCTTCTAATGGAAGGGTACCTTATTTAGTTGAGAATACTATTGATTTATCTCAACTTAGAGGTGGCACTGGACCAGACAATGCAGACGTTTTACAAGTACTAGACATACCTGCAGAGACTTTAATCATGGAAGCTGGAATAGAAGTGATAACTGCACTTTCTAGTTCTGCTACTATGGATATGGGTATTACAGGTGGAGACGTTGACATTTATGTTGACGGTGACTCTAACGCAACAGGTTATGGTACATTGACTGCAACTGCTAGACATATAGCAGCATCTGCAGATACTTTAGACATACTTATCGGTGGTGCAGATTCATCTGCTGGTAAAATTAGAGTGTTTGCTGTTATGTGTGATGTTTCAGGAAATTCTGAAACTGACACAAATACAGACGCTCAACATGATACTGTAAGTTAGTACTAAACAACTTTGGGGGAGGGGTTATTCTTCTCCCTCAATTTAAGTAAAGGAAAATCTATGGCAACAATAGATGTAAGATCTACACAAAAAATATATAAACCTAAAACAACTGCAGACGATAGAATAGAAGAAATGGAAATTCGTTTAAAATCCATTACACAAACATTAAATTTAATCTTAAAAAAATTGGATAACTAAATGGCTAAAAGAGGTTTGTATGCAAACATTAACGCAAAGAAAAAAGCTGGAACAAGTAACACAAAGAAAAAATCTACAATCTCAGCTAAAGCTTATAAAAATATGCAAGCAGGGTTTCCAAATTCTGCAAAAAATAAAGCTAAAAGAGCTAAGGGTTAGATAGTGGCTAGAACACCGGCATGGCAAAGAAAAGAAGGCAAATCTAAATCAGGCGGATTAAATAAAAAAGGAGTAGCTTCCTACAGAAAAGCTAACCCCGGATCAAAATTAAAAACAGCTGTAACAACCAAGCCATCTAAATTAAAAAAAGGATCAAAGGCAGCAAGTAGAAGAAAGAGTTTTTGTGCCAGAATGAGTGGAATGAAAAAGAAATTAACAGGGGCAAAAAAGAAAAATGATCCTAAATCAAGAATTAATAAGGCATTAAGAAAGTGGAATTGTTAGATGAAAGGTGTAAATCACTATACTAAACAAGGTAAAGTCCATAAAGGGGGCATGCACAAAATGTCTGATGGAACATTACATTCTGGTAAAACACACAGCAAAAGTAGTAAAAGATTATACCACTACGGAGAACTTACTAAAGCTGCACAAACTGTAGCAAAAAAACAATGGGGATAGAATAGTGGCAACAACATATCTAGTATTAGTAAACAACGTACTAAACGAATTGAATGAATCAGAATTAACATCCTCTAACTTTTCTAGTAGTAGAGGAATACAAACTGCTGTAAAGAAATTTGTA